ACAAAATATTTCTGTCTCTATACCCCAGAAAAAATTTAGTAACTGAAAACCGTAAAGATGATAAGATATCCTTATGGACATTACCCATTTACTAGGTTCTGCTAAACAACAAGCCCTTTTAGAGATTGCTGATAGATGTAAGAAGGACCTGTTCTATCTTTGTAAGTACATTTTAGATTATAAAGACCTGACTGAAGATACCCATAAAGATTTATGTAACTATACCGAGTCTCTGCTTAATTCCTCTATCCAGGGTGTGGTTGTGGCTGAAGAAGAGGAAGGGCATAAACTAGCTGATTCCTTTGACCCTCGTAAGAAGTTCCTTCTGCTACTTATGCCTAGAGGGACCTTTAAGTCTTCAGTGGTGACAATCGGTTTTTCCTTACAAGCTATCCTAAATGACCCCAATACCCGTATCCTGATAGATTCTGAGACCTTTAGCAAAAGTAAGGCGTTCTTGGCCGAGATTAAAGGCCACCTAGAGGGGAATGAGAAGTTTCGTGAGGTCTATAAGGCTCTCTTTGCTACCTACCCTGATGAGAAGAAACGGGATGACCTCTGGACTGATTCTCAGGTCAATATCTCTGCTCGAAGGCTCCGTAGGAAAGAACCCACCTTCTCCTGTGCTGGGATTGACGTTACCAAAACTGGTATGCACTACGACTTAATTATTATGGATGACCTGATGAGTGAGAAGAATGTCACCACTAAGGAGCAGATAGACCAGGTAGTAACCCACTACAAACTCGCCCTAGCCCTCCTTGACCCTGGAAAATATCTAATCGTTATCGGTACTCGTTGGGACTATAACGATGTCTACCAGCATATCCTAGATAACGAACGAGATAGGTTTAATGTCCTAGTCAGGAAGGCTAGGCAGGACAACACTCTCTTCTTTCCCGAACGTCTAACCGAGGAGTACCTTGACAGTCAGAGGAAATCATTGGGTAGCTACCTTTTTAGCTGCCAGTACATGAACGAACCAGTCGATAATGAGTCGGCTACCTTTAAAGTTTCTACCTTGGTTCGGGTTCCCTGGGAGGAGGTCAAGGATAGGCCGATGAACTGGTACTTGTCGGTAGACCCCTCCTTTGAGGGTCCCTACTCCGACTATGCGGCCTTCGTTGTGGCTGGGATGGATTATATGCGTCAGATTTACGTCAAACACGTCCTGCGGGCCAAGATGACCTATTCCGACATCATCAACAACATCTTTCGCCTCTATACCGACCCTGAGCTTAAAATCAACCGAATTATCCTTGAGACAGTTGCGACGCAGAAGTCTTTACAGTATGAATTAGTAAACGAACAGAAACGTCGAGGCCTCTGGCTTCCCGTTATCGAGGTTCGAGGACAACGTAAAGCTAAAGAGGAACGCATTAGAGGTCTAGCTCCACTTTATGAGTTCGGTCACATCTTTCACATCAGGGAATGCCCCCAATTAGCTGACCTGGAGTACGAACTCATCCACTTCCCCAGGGGAACCCACGATGATGTCATTGATGCCCTAGCCACCGTTTTAGAAATAGCCACCCCGCCCACAGGTAAAGCGGGCGGAGAAAGAAGGGAGAAAAAAAAGAAGATGCTCGATTTACTTACAAAACCACGCTCCCCGATAACAGGAGTTTAGTATGTGTGATGTCTGCCACGAACAATTAGATACGGCCTACACCATTTATACTAGCGGAGATGGTGAGTGGTGGGGATATTGGATTACTACTCATAATTCTTGTGTTCCTAGTAGGCGATTAATCAGAGAAAAAACCTACCATAATAGCGAGAAGTTCCAGACATTTTTGATTAGGAATGCACCAAATGCCTAGCTACGAGTATGAGCGAAAAACCACTGTCGTCGAGGACGCTAAGTTTGCCTATAAGCCCACCAAGAAAGAGCGTGAGGTTCGCCGTAAAGTCTATGACCGCTATGAGGATATGCGTGATGATGACCAACGCAAAGAGGCCGAGGAGGACTGGAAAGACGCTGACAAGATGTTCCGTATGTATCAGCCCCCTAAGTCTGCCGATGACTGGCGAAGCTCTCTGGTGCTTCCTGACGCCTTTGCAGGTATTCAGGCTGATATGCAGGAGAGAGTCGAACGTAAGCAACGCCCAGGCCTAGTAAGGGTCGAAGACTCCGACAAAGGCAAAGAACAGCTAGGCAACGCCGTCATGACCCATAACATGAACACAACGGGTTTTGACTTCCAGGTGTTCCTGGCTAAATACGCCGCCTCGATTAGGGGAACCTCGTTCCTTCTGAACTACTGGAGGACGGATAAACGCAACGTCAAGGACGCTTCCTCGGTAGATGGCGACGGGTCTATCGTCTATAAGGATAAAGAAATCATAGATTTTGATGATGATTATACCCAGTGGGTTGAGAATGAGTACATTTTTATTGACCCTGCGGCCTGGCACATCGATGTAGCCAGAGACATGGTTCACCGAGAGATAATCGAGATAAATGAGTTCAAACGCATCTACGGGAAACGGGCTGATTTCATAAACGTCGATAGAGTGCGTGAGGGTGGAGACACCTCGACTAATTCGTTCTTCAAACGGCAGGATGACATGAACGACTCTGATGTCGAGGTCTTACACTACTACAACCGTGCCGAGGATATGTACTATGTGGTCGCCAACAATCTCGTTGTCAGAATGGGACCGCTTCCCTCTAAGCACAAAGAACTCCCCGTAGTACCCCTTTACCACTATATGGTCCCTGGACGCTTCTGGGGCATGGGGATACCTAGGGTTATTAAATACCTGACTGAGGAGCGGAAGGCTATCAGGAACCTTAATCTTGACCGCCAGAAGATGCAGATAAACAAGATGTTCCTAGTCAACGACCAGGTAGATATCGACGAGGAAGAGGCCGTCGTCCGTCCGCATGGGTTTATCGAGATAGCCACTAATGGCCTCCCCCTTAATCAGGCTGTCCAGCCCCTAGAGTACGGCGATGTACCCCCTTCCTACTTTAGAACCGAGGAAATCCTCCTAGAGGACATACGGCGTGCCCACGGCATTGATGACCGCATCCAGGGCGTGAATGTCGGAGGTACGGCCACCGAAGCGGCGATTCTCAAAGAGTCCTCGCTAAAGAGGGTGAATCTTGTTTCCAATGTCGCTGAGATGGACTCGCTTATACGCCTAGGAAAACTCAAGTGGTCAAACATCCAGTTCTTCTACAAGGCTCCGAGAGTAGAGCGAATAGTTGCCGAAAACAAAGAAAGAGAGAAAAAGAGCTACAGAAAAATCACAGCCGATAGTAAGCAGTTTGAGATTGTTAAAAACGAGCAGGGAGAGAACGAACTAAAGGTCAACGAGATAGAGGGCAAGAGTACCTTCGAGTTCGACAAAACGATGGCTCGCTTCACCGATGGGCAGTGGGATGTCGTCGTAGACGGCTCGGCTGGTCAGATGCTCTCTAAACCTCTAAGACAGGCAAAGATAACGGAGATGCTTACCGCTATAACAGGAAACCCCGTCCTCGGCGGAACCCTAGACCCAAGGAAAGCGGCTAAACGATACCTTGAGGTCAACGACGAAAAGCCTAAGGATTGGATGCCCGATGAAGCCTTCGACAAAGACTCTGAGATGATAGCTGATATGGAAAACACCGTCATGAAGACAGGCATCCCCCTAGCCCCAACCAAGGGAGCTAGAGAGCCTCATACGATGGTTCACATGAACTACTTAGAAACGGCAGAAGCACAGCAACTGCCCGAGGAGATACAGCAGTTAATTATCGCTCACGTAACGGGAGAGCATGATGCCAACCCTTCTACAGGTGCTACGGCAGACTTACTTGGTGGACAAGGGGGAGCACCCGTACAGGGGGGTGGTGGTGCTCCTCAAATCCAACCCGCCGATTTACAAGCCTCTACGGTAACAGGAGAAGAAACTCCTAATACGGGAGAGAATCAGAACATCGCCCTACAATAGAAAAACCGCCGTTGACAACGAAGTCGTGGGCGGTTAATCTATTTGTATGCCAACAAAAGTAAATGAGTACAACTGAATAGTAGCACTCAACCCAATCCCTTGTCAAGGGGGTCGGGAACTTTTGTTTTCATACTTAAAAACTACACACGAGCAGTCTTAGAAATCTGCTAAATATCAAAAGTCTATTCTGGTTGAGAATAAATCAAATTGCTGAGTTACCTTGTGGCGGGTCAGCAACCTCATTCGTTCTCAACCTCTTCTGCTCTTCTTAGCCGAGGGACTAGAGTTAAACAGAAGAAGTATGTAGTAATAGAAAGACTGGAACTTGTTACTAGCTAATGAGGGAAAAGCCACCCCTATGGCTAAAATAAATCTGATACTTTACAAACCATAAAAAAGTGTTCTAAACTTAATCCGATGAGCCTTAAAAAAATACATCCCAAAGACAGAATGATGCTAAGAGAGTTCTTTGAAACCGACTACTACAAGATTTTCAAGAAACATCTCCTAGACCAACAGCAACTTGACTTCGCCCAGCAATCAGCCTGGGCAAGTAATATGGAGCAGTTGAAGTTCATTCAGGGAGGCATAGCCGCTCTAAGAGAAATCCATCTGGAACTTAAAAAACTTCATAAAGAAGAAGTAGATAAGGAGGCAAAGAAGAATGCCGAAAGTGGGTAAAAAGCACTTTGCGTACACCGCAGCAGGATACAAAGCCGCAGCTAAAGCGAGGAAGAAGAAGAAAAAGAAAAAGTAATGTTTTGGAACCTCGAACTCCCCTTGGTTCGAGGCTCTAGCACACTACAAAAGTGACTAGGTAATAGAAGTAAGGAAACCGCCATTAACAAATAAGGCGGACTGAAAGGACACAAAATGGCAGATAAGACCGAAGAGACCACGGAAACAGAGGAGACGGAGGAGAAGGAGACCAAAGAGGTAGAGGAGGAAACTCCAGACGAATCTAAGGAAACCGAATCCACCGAAGAATCCGAAGAGACCGAGGAAACCAGTTCGGAGGAAGAACCATTTACGAAGCAGTTTACCCAGTTCAAGGGTGAAGGCGACGAATACACAAGGCAACTAGAAGAGGCCTACAAGAACTCTACTGGCGAAGCTAACAAGCTCCTTCCTGAGCTTAAAAAACTCAGGGAAACGGCAGATAAGTTCAAATCCTTAATAGCTGATAACCCTGAACTAGCCGAGAAGGTCGAAGAAGAGACTGGCGAGCGTATTTCTTCTGAAACGGATATTCTTCTGAATAAAGTCAGGAGCGATATGCGAAGGCAGAACAAGAAAGAGTACGACGAGTTCAAGGAAAAGCACCCAGAAATAGAAACTGACCCTGCTCTTGGAACCAAGCTCATGGAAGAGCTTGCTGTCTTTGGGGCAGCCGAAAGAGCTAAAGGCCAGCTTCTCCCGATGGGAGAGGGCCTAAGAAAGGCATGGATATCTTTGGGATTAAATGACGAAGAGGAAACTCTGACATCAAAAGTTAAGGATAGTGCGTCTTCTAACAGAGCCAGTTCAGGTGGCAAAAAGACTGAAGGCAAAACCGATTACACGGATGCTCAGTTAGCCTGGGCGAAAAAAGCAGGAGTGAAACTAGACTAACGAAAGGAATATAAATGGCTGGATTACGTCCACTAGGGCGTGCTGACGGCGGAACCAACTGGTCTGTAATGGAGTTTACCATTACGGACGGTGTGACCATTACCGAGGGAGATGCGGTCTACTTCGATGGAAGCGGACGTATCACGAACTCCTCAGTAGCGACACAGCGTTTGGTGGGGGTTTCTCAGGAAACCGCTACTGGAACGTCTGGAACTGTTACGGCAAAGATAGTTGTTGACCCCAACATGCTCTACCTAATAGACAACGACAACGTTGGAACGACCTTCGCAGTCACTCACGTCGGAGATTACTTCGACTTGGTTGGTGCGACAGGTGCTCAACTTGTCGATACATCAAGCACCTCAAACACGACAGGACAGTTACTGTGTGTCGAATTCAATCCTCAGATTGACCCCGTAAAGGAAGATACTTCTTACGGTAAGTTCATGATTGCCGAGCATGTGTTCGGTAAGTACACCGCTTAATAACTAACGAAAGGTAAGTAAATTGGCATCACTAACAACGCAGTGGGCAGATATTATCGACCCAGCCTTTCGTCGGATATTCCACGAAGCTGAGAAGCAGATTCCATCAATACATGGAACCATCTTCAACATGCTTACGTCGGATAGGAACAACGAAAAGGTTAGTTCGGCATCAGGTCTGTCCAAGCTCGTAACCCGAGCTGAAAACGCTGCCATCACTTACGAGGATGAGCTACAGGGATACGACGTTAACTTAAGCGTCAAGTTCGCTTAATCGCAACTTTAAAATCTGACGAAATGCTGGAAACTCCTAAAGCCAATCTACTAATTAGGTAAAAAGGAAAGGATGTAACAATGGACAATCAGCAGACAAACTCCCTTATCGACATGGGATGGTTAGCAGGAATTATAGATGGAGAAGGATGGCTAATCTTAAATGAAAAGAGTCAGCAAAGGAATGGACTCAGTTATGCTCCCGTTGTCGGTGTCAACTGCACAAGTCAGTTGATGATAAATAAGATTCAAGAGATATGCCAAAAAGAGGGCATAGGAACTTGGGTTGGTGAGAGACACTTCTCGAATCATTGGAAAAACCAATACGTTATCAATATTCGAGGAATGATGAGGGTCGAGAAACTTCTAAGATACATCGCACCCTACCTGGTTCTAAAACAACCACAGGCAGAACTCTTGCTAGATTTCATCAACTATCGAAAGCAGAAGACAGTTCACGATTCTTACGGCACGACGGAAAAAGCGTTCCGCCAGAAACTTCAGGAAATGAATCGTAAGGGAAAAGTTTCAACGACTAAATAGTTAGACTGGGGTAGCTCCCAGAAGATATAGTCTGACCTAACGACGAAAGCGTTAGCTAACACAAGTGAACCTACTCACACACGAACTTCTCTCTAGGTACATCGGTATCCAGGATTATGTGGGAAGATGACCTCTTCAACGTAATCAACAAAAAGCCTCGTAACTTGGCTCGTGCTAAAGTAAGAACCAAAGAGCAACTCGCTGCTGATATCTTCAACTTCGGCTTCACGGCTGGAGGCGGAGGTGACGCAACCTTTACTTCAGGTGACGCTCTAGCACTCTTCTCCACCGCTCACACCAGAACCGATGGTGGAGCTACTCAATCTAACACCACCACGGCTGACCTAGCCGAGGACTCTCTTGAGACCGCTCTGGTCACAATGAGAGCCACTCTCGACAACAAAGGTCAGTTAATCGCTGTAAGACCTACTACTCTGCTTGTCCCTCCCTCACTTGAGAAAGAGGCTAAAATCCTCCTCAAGTCAACTCAGCGGACAGGTACTGCCAACAACGACATAAACCCATACGAGGGCGTTTTGAAGCTCATTGTCTGGGATTATCTCGGTAACACGGGAGCA